CATTTAATGTTTCCGCCATATTGTTTTGTTATTAAAAATTGGGTATATGGTCATATAGAGCTGCTTTTATAATACCACCCCTCCTACGAATAAAATTGCCTTTTTCACTCTTTGTCGTGGAATCCAACACGGAACACACCACCGAACGCTCGAATGATCCAGATCGCTAATCCAGCAATTCTTGGCATGGTTTCGTGCTCCGGAAATGCAATAAAGATCTCTTTGCGGATCTTCGCATCTTCCCACACCGCGGCCTCAGCACTGAGTGCCGCATCTAGTCGTTCATCGAAAGTTAATTTACTCATAGTGTTATGCTACTTTTACAGTTCCAGAATCGTTCCACAAGCCACCAGCTGGCACTCCAGCGCTACTTGTAGGTAGATTGGCCCAGATCCCCTCACACTCGATGGTGCCATCATTTTTGGCCACAAACACCGGTGAGATACCGGTACCATACCACCACAATTCACCATCAGTACGCACACCAAGTCGAGCACGCGCCGATGCTGTTTCAAGATTAAAGGCTTCGAGAATTGCAATAATACCAGTACCACCAAAACCAGCGTTCCAAAGTCGATACCCCGCGTCATAGTTTGCATCAGTGGCCGATGCTCCAGTGATACCACCGGCAATCTTGATCTGACTGTCTTCGGTAAATGCAGTGAGTCCCTGGAGTTCCAGGATCAGAGCGTTGGCACTATTATAAAAACGAATTGTATTGCTCACGTCGTCGATCACTACGCGCTGGCCAGTGTCGGCAGTTTGTACTCGCCGTGCTGTTACTGTTTCAGAAGAAAGAGTGATGGACACAATGTCACCGTTCATGTTCACCTTAAAAGGCGCATCCTCCCAGCGCTTCGCTCCAAGCCACATACCGCGCTTATCAGCACGCCATACAGCGTTACCGTTGCCGATTTGAAACTCTTGTACTTTGCGCAAGTTGCGGGTATCACCAGCACGCTCCTGGCGAGGTGCGTCGGTTTGCTCGATATCCTTAAATGTTACGGGATTTTCTTCAGCCATACTATGATTTATCATCTACATAAAAGCCCTCGATCTCCGGTGCGCTGTTGGCGTTTACAGTACAGCTAATTTCAATCTGTGCCTTGATACAATCTCCGATATCGACCTTGGTACTTTTTACCAAACGCTCCGCATCTTTCATCGACTCTACTGTTTCAAATGATCCACCGTCGAGTGATCGCTTAATAACAATATCTGTGCTGTCCGGTAGTGAAGCATACGCTACGTCGCACTGTCCGAGTGTCACACGTTCGCGTCGGTCTTTCATGATCAAACGGGTACGCATGTACGGACTCGCATATTTATTGCTCGCATCGAGTCTATCGACTCCGTAGTTACTACCGTCTTTCCAGGAAACAAGAAAGCCGTTAGTTACACTGACAATCGCGCCAATCTCAATATCGACTAATTTATTCTGAGAGATCACATACTCCAGCGCAAAAATAAATGGATACCCCGCACTTCGTCTGGCGTATGAATACACACCATACTTGATAGCGTTACCACTCACTTGCGACATACCAAAGAGCGCCACACCCTCGTAGTTCATCACTGCGTATGGATTTACTCGACACTGATTTGTAGTGCCACGAGTGAAAGTTCCAGGGAGGCGCTTTTTAGAAACCAGCTGCACTCCGTTGTAGGTGTAGATATGGCCACGAGATCCAGCAGAAACGACTACTTCGTTATCTGTATCGAGAAAAGCATTTACACCATTTTCTGGAATCGGGTCGGCGTATTGCCATGAATCACTCCAGGTGTTCCAGCGGATCATGTCGCACTTCATCACGTTCGCACTGATGATGGTACCAATCAAAAGCTCCACATCGTATGCACCAAGCGCAGAAATGCGTAGCGGATCGACAATATCAAGAGCATCGGCAGTAAACACACCAGCTTCGACTTGCGCCACGAGGTTGCCGTCACCGATATAAAGGATCCCATTAAGTCGCTTCATCGGGTGATATGTGTCGTCGCCAACGGTAAAGCTACCGAGCAAAGAGCGATCAGTCACAAGATCTGTAATGCTCGCGACCGGAATAGTGCTCACTTTATTTTTTGTAGCAAAAACCAGGTTGCTGTCATGTTCTTCGGCACCAAGCACAATCGCGTTAGTGTCTTCGGCAGTGAGTGAGAATTGGTAAATTGTTTCTGGAGTGTTGGTCTGTACGATCACAAAACCAAGGCCATCTGGACGGAATCCAAGGCCACTACCAATACCCGCCACAGTGACTTCTGGGTTCGGGTTATACGAGATATTGTCATACGAGGCTGTTGCAAGGCTCCAAGGAGTAGCAAGCGTGTACTGATGCACGGTATCTTGGCTGTTACCAAGAATAAAGAGCTTTGTGCCCGCATCATTTACGAACATACCACCATGAAAATCTGACTGCGCAGCAATCGAGAAGCTCGTCACGTAAGTAACAGTGGTGAGATCCCACGCGGTACCGAGTGTGTATTCATACACTGCGTCGCTCGTGCGTCCGGAAAGGATCATTTTAAGCCCGTCCGACTTCATGATGATCTGGCGCATGTCCGCGTTATCTTGGGCGCTGGCGTTGTATGTGTGAGTATCGTATGTCGCAGTTGAAATATCCCACGCGGTACTCATGGTGTAACGGTAGATATTACCGGTTTTATTGACCACAAACAGCTTCACACCATCTGCTCGAATAAAGAAGCCACCGCCATCGGCCGCTTGTGCCGATACGTTCTTTTGCTTTGAAGCGTAGGTTGCTGTCGAGATATCAAACGCAGTGGTACATGTGTACTGATAGATAAGATCGGCATTAAGGAAGTCTGAAATATAGAAAGAAAGGCCGTCCGGTTTCCATTGAAATTGCTCGACTTGTGTTACTTGTGCCGACACGTCTTTAGATTTGCTCATGTAGGCAGCAGTCCGGAGATCCCAGCCAGGGAATGAAAGAGTACCCAAAAGAGTCCACGTACCACCATTTTCTCGCCACACCTTTCCAGATGTAGAAGAAAACCATACGGTGGATCCATCAGAAAGTGGCACACCAACCTTACATAACTCATCGACGGTAGTACCAGAGTCTTTAGTTAGTTTTTGATTCACGATCGCTTTACCAGGTTGAGAGTGCAAGTCGAAACCGACAATCTCAGCAAGAGAGTTTTTTGGCCCGTAATATTCACTATCAGCGAGGCCACCTAGTATAAAATCTACGAAAGGAATCTCAGCCATGTTTAATATGATTTAGGGCTGTTCTGTTTAATTAGTGTATCACGAATGAAGCGCACATCTGTCTTGATCTCCTCCACATCAGCTTTATAATCGGCTCGAAGACCATCATACTGCTTGGTTGTTTCAGTTTGAGTGCGAGCAAGTTCTTGCTGGATTGACTGCACCTGGAAGTAGAGAGAGAACCAGGCTCCAGCAGAAGTGATAAAAAGTCCCAAAAGGACGTACCAGAATTGGCTTACAAAGCGACCACGCGTGGCGAGGAGTTCATCATGAACGATCTGCTTAACGTCGGCTGCGGTACACGTATTTTCCATATAAATAAAGTTTAGCTACTACGATTTATTGGTGTCCACTCGTCGTCGCTGTCCTTGGCAACGGGAGTCCACGCGTCGGCATCATCATCCTTGGCTACTGCTACAAACGCGCTCGGCGAGTCGTCTTTAGCAAGTGCTGTGAAAGCGTCCGGATCGTCGTCTTTGGCGATTGAAGTCCAGGCGGCATCATCGACATCTTTTCCGATTGGTGTCCATGGCCGCTTGGCAATCAAACCAGGCAACACGTTTATTATACCGACTAGCGTGCGAAAAAGGCTTAATTGTCTGTTGATACGTCCAGTTACAGAAACGATACCGGTGAGTGTTCGGTTGAGAGAAAGTTGTTTTGTGATGCTACCGGTGACTTCGATCGTGCCACGGAGCATTTTGTACGGAAGTTTTGCAATCACTCCAGCAGTTTCAATACCAGCAGTGAGTGTTCGATATAGGGTAGTTTGCTTCAAAACCGCCCCAGAAACGACGATTGTACCCGTAATGGTGCGATACAGCGTTTTAGTGGTTTCGATAGTGCCAGAGCTTACTAGGGACGCAATCATGAGCACTCCTTTGAGCTTAAAGGTAGTGAGATATCCGGTTGCAATAACAGTCGCAGCCAGTGTTCGAGAAAACAGTCGGCCCTTAACGATTGTTCCAGTGCTTATTACTCCTCCAACCAATGTTCGTGCCAGGTCGAGCTGGCGACTAACAACGCCAGATACAGCCACCACACCATCCAAAAGGCGAGCATATGTTTTATTGTACGCCACTACTCCAGTTTGTTCTATCCCAGCATTAAGAGTACGTGGGTGAACTCGGTGCAAAACAGCATCAGAAAGGAGCGACGCAACAATCAAAAGTGGGTAAGTTACTGAGGTGATATAAAGGTGTTCGAGCCAGAGCTGATCACCATCTTCTTTCAAAAGTACATCACCATCTTCTTTGAGAATTGGCAAGTAGTTTATGATCGCCGCAGAAAAAAGACGAAGCACACTACCGGACAATAACTGCCCGACAAGCGATTGGTTATATACCAGTGGCACTTCAAAAAAAGCAGTGGCGACCGTTTGAGAAGTCCCGCTTGGTACTTTTTGATACAGGTCGCTTGCGAGCAAGCGACCTGTCGGCTGTCGCCGCCAGACGCTTTTCACTGCCATATTTTAAGAGTTAATTACCTCGATACGCAGATCCGGTATACCGGAGGCCGTACTATCGGCCGTCACTTGCATAAAGAGGGCACTGTCTACAAAGATCTCCGGAAGTCCCACCTTTAGCATGTCGTGAACATCACCAAATGATGCTACCGGCACGCGTCCAGCGTTCCAGAGTGGTCGCAATACAAGTACGTTGAATGTACCCACGGTGGCTACTGTACAACGTACCTGAGTGATCTGTGATACTCCAGAGTCGCCAGCAGCAAGTGGGATGCGGAACATACGACCGACGGTAAGCGCAGCACCGGAAGCAACCACACCAGAGTCACCCGCGTTACCATCTTGATCAAGATAGTTAATCTGGAATGATGGGTTTCCAGTAAACGCAGTCACGGCTTCGATCCAGATCTCGTTACCTTTTCCAAACACTGCTCCAGATCCAGGATAGTCCGGACATCGTGAAGCGAATGATGGTTGAGAAGCAAGTGTAGTGTTGGCGTTAAATGCGTACGCCCCAGCTTTGAAAAGACAATCGTAAAGCTCCAATCGACTCGCGACCGAGCTGGCAAATTGAATAGATCCGAGTTGCACGTCACCAGAAGAATACGGGATAGTTGGGAAACCAGCAGTAGCATCCGTTGGCACCACTCCGTTTGCGGTGTTGGCACCAGCGAGTGTACCGGCTCCAGGGCTACCAGCAAGCTCAAATACAGAGAAAGGAATGGCTGCAACCGTGGTACGTGAAGCTGTTTTACCAAGCATTACTCTTGCTTTGGCTGCGTTGATGTATGCGTCTAGTGAAGTGATCATATAAATTATAATTAAGCTACTACCTCAATTTCAAGCATCGAACCGGCTGTACCGTTTGCGCCGTCAGCCAGCGCTCCAGCAGTGACACCTCCTGTACCACCAGTCGCACTAAATGCTCCTGTCCAGGCTTTTGTTTCGTAAAATACGACTGCAAAACCTCCGTGGCCACCAGCTCCACCGCCTCCCATGCCGTATGTACTACCGCCAGAGCCAGTACCACCGTTACCTCCGTTACCACCATTACAGTTGATGGTAAAACTACCATTGAAGTTTCGAGCAGCGATCCACACTACACCGCCAGATGCTCCACCGCCACCTCCTCCGGCACTACGCTCGTTAGCAAAGCCAGTGTTGCGTCCACCGCCTCCACCACCAGATCCACCGCTCTTTTTCAAAAACTCAATGAGTCCGGCTGTGGTAACTCCTATACCGAAGTGTGTTACAGGAACAGGAGCAATACGGTTTAGTTCAGCGATTGTATTTACCGGCCCACCAGCTCCACCGGAACCACTACCAGAAGATCCATTACCCCCAGCAGCAGCAAGCGCACTTAAAGGTAGCCAGTTTATGTTTGCGGCAGCAGATCCCACGTTTCCGTTTGGAGTGTTACCAGCACCACCGTTACCTCCAGCACCAGTCTTGAATACACCCGCTCCAGTGCTCGGAGCACCAGTACCACCAGCTCCATACGCTCCACCTCCAATACCATCACCACCAACACCACCGTTACTACCATTGTGATTTATTGAGCCAGTACCAGAAAGTGTACCCGCAACATAGATACGAAAACCATCGGTATTGAGAGTCGCATTTACCGTGAGGTTGTTGTAGTACATGTCACGGGTAAGCGTTGTAGTACCCGAAATCGTGACATCGCCATCTCTACCATCACCAAAATCAACGTAATCAGTATTCGCAAAAAGTTTGCGAGTTTCTGCCACCGTCATTTTCATTGTTTCTGGAGTACCAGATGGATCTTTAACGACCACAAACAAATCAGTTTCCGCGACACCAGCGGCAAGAAGTGGATTTAATTGTGATATTTTTTGATCTGCCATAAGCGTAGGAGGGCCTCGAACCCTCCAGGCTGCCGGTTACGCTGCGCTGTTTACAATCTGAACAGTGAACGCAATTGCGTCGTCTGCTTCGAGAGGAATCGCAGTGAATGTGCCTCGGAGGTACATGTTTCCAGCAGAAGCCGCATCAAAGAGAGCTGCTTCGGAAATTGACTGTGTGGAAAGTGAAGTGATCGTACCCACGACCTGGTATGTATCGTTGGCGATAGTAGTGGTCACAACACTTTTGGTACCGTTGGTACGAGCTTCGGCCGCTGGCGTTTGAAGTCCAGTGTTAGCCGCTACCGGCGCAGTGGTACCAGTTCCCCACCCAATGTACGTCGGTGCAGTATGACTGCCACCGTTGAGTGCGTTGATGATTCTTTGCAATCCTACGTTTGGAATTAAAGTTGGCATATTTTTATTTATTAAGACACTACGCTGCTGTTTCGTGCATTTTGCGAATTACGCCGAAATCTTCCCATCGACCAGCGAAGAAAAGTCGCTTACGCTTGGCGTAAGCCCACACAAAACCAGGCACAAAAAATGGCTTGGTCTTGTATGCACGAAAGACTTTTGCGCTGATGATCCCCTTTGTGGCCATGGTTGTTTGTGTCATACGTTTTTATTATAACAGTTGCTTGCTAGTAACCCTCCCCATTATCAACCGGAGCGCTTGGCACGTATGATCGGTCGAGGTTTCGGCCTTTCAAGTTGTCGAGCATCCTGGCTTCAAGGTTTACGAGTTGCTTTTCCACTTCGTTTAGTGGAATGGCCTTTGGACGTGACTGCTTGTATGCGATCGAAGTCCGGACAGCCCACACGCGATGTGCTGCTTTTGGCAGTCTGGCCTTGTCAGTGGCCGACGCGATACTTAAATCACCGGCCGCAGCCAGGTTTGGAGCTGTAATATCCTCTGGGTAGATGATGGCATCGACCATAATACCGTCGGTAACGGCAGAAATGGCCGTATCCGAGTAGATTTTGATACCAATGTCGATAATATCAAATGCTGGCTTTTTACCCTGGAAAGCGGCCATTATGTCGTTTTCAGTGACCAATGGCTTGCGCACCTGGTTCATATCGAACTCATCCAGGAGCATGTAGTTTTCACCGTCGAGCATCGCACTAACTCGCTTGGTGTGAAGCATGAGCTGGCGCGGTAGTGAATACTCGCGCTTGTCTACTTCGAGATCTCGTTTGTAGGTGAGCTGGAAAAAGTCCTCGCCACACTGATCCGCAATAAACTCAGCCAGATCATCTTTTTCGACGTTGGCAAAGAGTAACAGATCCGCGTCTGGGAGCGTGGTGGTGTCTGTTCCAGTGTACTTGCGTACGAGGCTTGCGAATGTTGTACCAATCATAGTGTGTAGATTATATTTCCGGCCTTATCCCACACTCCGTAAAGAGTGTGAGTAAGGCCACAAATGCGGTTAAGCGGCGACCTTTACGAGCTGGTAGTCGTAGTCTGATACTGCATCATCGACTGCACCGGCTGTTTCGTTTCGGAGAACAACAGTTACAGTGTCGTCAGCAGTCACAGTGACTTCACGCACGTACAGTCCAGCAGCAAGAGCGCGAGGAGTAACGAAGATCATATCTTCGACTTTCGCACCAGCGATGGTGAGTGTGCATGATCCCTCAGCTCCAGCAGCAATAGATGCTGGGTTAGATGAAGCGACAGTACCAAACTCAATGGTGGCACCTCGTACTGCATCAACAATTTCAGCTTTAATCATAGTGATCGTGGATTATTTGGATGGCGAGTAAATCTCTATGAGAGAGCGTCGGTTACATCTTGCGCCCGATTGAGCAATTTATCACTGCCCGCGGTTGTTTCGATGTTAAACTTTTCAGCGAGGATCTCCGCTACTTGCTGCGGTAGATATACCATCGCACCCTTTTTGATCTCCATACGGAAACCGTCGATCTGCACCGTTTCGTAAGAAAGGCCGTCGATTTCAAGAGGATTGCGAGGAATCATGAACGCAACTTTTGGCTGCTTATCAAGCCGTGCTTTCACAGAGGCTTGGCGCTTGCCATATCGGATACCGAAGTCACGCTCTGTACCGGCTGGAGCCGCTGCGCCCGTTTGGTTTGCACCTTGGAACGCTGGGACTACCGGCGGTGGTACAGCTGCGGTCGATACCGGAGCAGCTGGAGGTGTCAGTGGAGCAGCTGGCGCTTCTGGCACCGGCGCTGGATCGACGGGTTCATCTGCGGAATCCGCACCGTCCCCGTCTTCCTCAGCACCATCTTCGAGGAGTTCGTCCCCGTCTTCTAACTCATCGAGTTCGTCGTTTTTTTCTAGTTCTTCACTCATAAGTGTTTAATTACAAGGCTTTTAATGCTTTGGCAAGAAGTTCCACCCAAGGTTAGGCGCTTACTGCGTGTTCAATACGAACACCGAAGTCGTCGTTGAGAATCTTCGCAACGAATGTAGACTTCCAGCCCGATGTGGCACGTTGGTCGAGTGGGTCAGCAGTACCAGCAGATCCAAGTGGCTTCACAATGTTCTTCATTGCTTCACCAGAAATGCGAGTAACACCGTACCAGTCACGTCCGAAGATCAACGTAGCGTGTACGTCGATACCGGCAGCACCAGCACCCTCAAACACCTTTGCGTTGGTAGTTTCAACGAAGCGTACTTCTTTGAGCTTTCCAACTTCACCCTCCATCACTCCCATTTGAGAGCTGTACTTTTCGATTGGAGTGTATCCATCGAGAGCGTCGAGGTCGTAAGTAGTATCAGCAGAACAGATACCAATGAAACAAGCGTTTACCGGCTCTGTGTTGTAGCCAGTAGACGGAGCGATCATTGTTGTAATCTTACGAGTGTTGTTGTTTTTAAGAGTTCGAGTCGCCATCTTCACTTCAAGAAGTGAGATTTTGTCTGTGCTGTCGATAGACGCACGAGCACCCGCACCGTTTGCGTATTGTACGTTTGTACCAGCCGCAAGAATGTCACGAGTGATTTGGTCGAGCGTATCACCAGCCTGATCACCGAGCACTTCTGCTGCGATCATCAACTCTGGATCTGGTGATTCGTAATCAACCACATCGGTTACGGTGATGAAGTCACCGTATTGCTGCACAACTGCTGTAATAACAGTTTGTGAAAGCTGCTTACCAGCTGGAGTAACGCCCTCAGAAAGAGGTGTAGTCGCAGCGGCAAGGTTTCCATATCGACGGAATCGAATGGTATTGGTACCTCCTTGGCGTGGAATATCACGCACTTGTCCCCATCGAGTGTGGACAAAAAGTGGCACAACGCGAGTAAGAAGTGTTCGTGAGTAGAACGCATCAACTTCGCGGGTGATCACTGTTCGGTCTGTATTAGACATAGCCGTTTTTCTTAATAAGAATTGTTAATTTATCGAGCCTTTGCCCGAACGCCGTTTGAGTAATCTGCAAACTCTGCCGGTGTCATGTCTGCGACTGACTTGGCTGGAGCTGCTCCCCTCTTACCGCCTCCGGTTGGGCCGCCTTGTGACCCTCCTTTTTTCACGTCCGCTTGGCGTGCAATGCGAGCGCCAATCTTCATCATGCCATCCGGCCCGACTGCTTCCATCGCGATTGTTGTCACGGGGAGGTGTCGGCGTGATGGATGCTTCATGAAGCGTTCGATCTTTGCCTTATACGGTTTGAAGTGTGGATGTTCACCGAGGAAATTGCCAAGCTCTTTAGCATCTTCTTCGGCGGCGAGCTTTTCCGTGAGTGGAGCGACGGCCTTTTTAATTGCACCATCGAGGATCTGAGCGTCTTCTGGATCGAGTCCATCGTCGTCGTCCCCATCTTCTCCCTCATCGTCTGATTTTTGAGCACCCTGTTTGGCTGCTTTCTTGCCATGGCGAAGTCCTATGTAATAGTCCTTGCTTCTGGTTGCGGGTTCTGCGTTGTCGTCTTCGATGTCGCCACCGTCCTCGCCATCATCGTCCCCCTCTCCCTCATCGCCAGTGGTATCAGTTCCACTGCCGCTTTGGTCTGGTGCTGTTCGAGAATCGAAACTCTCGCCTGGAGCTGCTGCCGCACCTCCATCGGTTGTGTTTGGTATATCTGCCATACGTTTTTTATTTATCGCGGCCAGTAAGGAACGGCGTGCAAAACCTTACTTCCGGTATGTTTCGAGTGCCTTACGACACTCGGACGTGGGAATGATCTAGCCCTGTATCACGCGAACAGCAACGTGTTAGTAAGCTCTATATGGAACTTCTGCCAAAGCCAAGCGATCACACCCACTTCCGAATGGGTAAAACTCAAAGAACTATCCGGTATCTTCCGGCTTTTTGTGCTGGAGATATGGATCTAAATCTTCTTCTGCCTCACTATCTTCACGAGTCATGCCCGCAATCATCGACGATGGTAGTGCGAGTAGCTCAACCATTGCCGACCGCTTATCACGGAGTCGATCCACTTCCAAGTCTGTTAGTGGTTCGTTTTCGTGACCCTCCTCGTTTGATACTTTATCGAGGATCTGCGCTTCAAGAACTTCGATATTCTCACGCGTTACCTCGGCCAGAATCGCCCAAAACTGCGAAGCCTGGCCAGCGCGTAGGATCTCGATCTTCTCTGCATCTGTAAGTGTGTTTTTACTCATACTTGTTATTCACCTGGTGGTAATGATGGCGCTGCTGTTCTCGTACGTGCATCACCGCGCACCGGTACCGGCATATCCGGATTATCCATACCTGGCAATTCACCGCCTGGCGCTGGATTGAGTTCTGGTGATACGCCAACCGGAGTATCGAACATTTCTGGTTTTGCTCGTTTGAGCAAGAGTGCTCGCTTGTGAGCGTTGATGTGTGCCTTTTTCGCTGGAGTTTCGGCAGCCTTTTCGTGCATGATGATATGCACCATGTCGTCGTCGGTAGAAAGTACCTTGACCTTTTCTCCCTTTGAGAGTCGGCTGTTTTCATCCTCGGCTTGCATTTCACTCGCAGTCTGTGGCAATAGCATATCGACTCGATCACGTCGGATCGCAGATAGTCGGCCAAGTTCTTTAAGTGCGAAGCGTAGGTTTGCGTTTGGATCTCGCATGATGTCGGCTACAAACGCTCGGAATGTCATAAGCTCTTGCTGACGTTCTGCATCGGCTACCACCTTTGAAGATACCTTGATGTCTGGATCGACATTTGCCACCACCTGATCACGAGTAAGTGTACGGAATGTGTACCCCGCAGCACCGTTAATACGGATGATTTTTTCATCGACTGCATCACTGAAATACTCTTTGTAGAGCTGGTACCATTGCTGCCAGAAACGACGCTCTGACCATCCGAAGATACGTGCACCAAGTGAGTAACGAGTATCAGATCCGCTGTTGATCATCTGCAATTCTCCAAGTGTGCCAGTACCACCGCCGGTCTGAATACCTTGCTTGGCTCCTGGTGTAGCTGTTGCACGTTGTGCCGCAGTGTCGAGGATCTCCATAATGTAAGAAACTTCACGACCAATAACGGCATTTTGTACCGGCACGATAGTTCCGTCCGGTGATCCGTCGATAGCAACGTGCTTATTAAACTCTGAATCGAGATCGCGCTTATTCTTGATCTTATTGCTGTTGTAGAGGTAGCGTGGCAATACAGAAAGTTTTGCTGATTTAAGCACCAAGTTTTGTAGTGTCGCGCGTGCGCGTTGCTTGTCTTCTGTAAGATCTGGAATCGACACGCCATGAAGCTCGTGCGAAAGAGGAAAGAGCGTACGTTCAATGATCGGGATGTTCTTCACTGACTTTGGTAGCTGTTCAAAACGAATCACCTTACTGCGATCCTCGGCCAACGTAACGAAGCATAGTCGGCCACGGTACCAGGTAAACCAATTAAGCACTCTGTGGCGACGGTTATCACCCAAAAGGTTGTATGACTTGTTTTGTACGCTTCCCATGCCGTGTGCCTCATTTCTGGCCTCGTGGTTACGATCAAACGGCGACCGGTTGCTTTCGCTTGAAACGTCCGCTTTAAGCCCTGTGAGGTTGAAATACACGCCAGTATCACGAAGCTGTCGAATAGTTGCGCTGTCTTCCCATCCGAAGAACTGTGCTGCGCCCATATTGCGCTTGCCGATACCCTGGATCGACTTCGCAAAAGGATCCGGCATTGCCACCATCGGGTCGATGATCTGCGGTAGTGGAGTATTAAACTCTCGTGAGAACTCCATCAGTAAGCAGTATCCAACACCAAAGAAAGACGCATCCCAGTCCCAGGAGTAGTCGATGATGTCCTTATCCATTTCGTCGTAGTCAAACTCGGCAAGTGGATTGAGGTTCGCAGCAGTGTCTTCATCACCTGGTTCACGAGCAGAAAACTCGCTCGATAGTTGATCGACGTACAATGAAGCCAACACTGACTGATGAATGGTGAAGATTAAAGGATCTCCAACCGCTTCCTCGTTCCGGCGCTGGTTATTGTAGAGTGACAAACGCACTTCCCACTTATCCCACTTCGGCTTCATGTGATCGTAGGCCATCTGGTACTCACGATCGACTTGCTTTATGAGATCCTCGAAGTTACGCCCCTCCATCTTTTCAGCACGGGCAGCCAAAATCTCCGACTCGTCCATGTCGTACTTCGGAACTTTAGTAGCTTTTTTGGTTCGTGCCATACGTTGTAAAAAATTAACCGCGTGCTTCGTCCATCATTTCTGCGTACTCATCGTTATCGACAAGATTGCTTTTCTTCTTACCCTCGCCGACTCCAACGGCATTGACTTTGAATGTACCGCGAGTTTCCTTGTCTTTATCGTTCCACTCGCTACCCTTGCGGATTGAAGTCATTTCGACTTCGATTGTAAGCGTGTATTTATCGCCTACATCCCACTTCTCCATTTCTGGTAGATCTTGGCCTGAGAACTCAACACGAGGCTTGCTCTGTGGCATATCAACAACCACTCCGTTCGGTTGCTGCATGGTTCGTTTGATTTTTCGCATTTTCATAGAAACTTACTTACTACCGCCAAATAAACGCTTTCGCTTTGGAATTGCTACCAATACACCGTTTCGACGTTCGATGTTGTACTTTCCATCCTCCACATCATCTTCCGCTTTGATCACGCGGGTACCTTTAGGGAGTCCAGTAAGGGCTTGCTTTGTCTTGAAATCGTCGATACGCATCTCACGACGGCCGCGTGACATAGGATCTTGCATGTTGCCACGTTCAACACCGCTCTTGCTCATAGCGCGAACGGTTTTAATATCATCGACGAGTTGATTTGTATTCTTTTCGTTTGTGCGAGTCTTTGAGTCGTAGTAAGCACCAGCGATTGCTCGACCTGGAGCGCCAGCAGCGCTTCGAGCTTTGGAGAGAATATCTTTAAGTATCTTTTTTGCCATATGTAAAATTAACGCTAGTGGTTACTTTGCGCTGAACACATGACGGATATAGCTTTGGCTCTTTTATTATACACTGCTCACTTCGTAACAGTAACGCAGTTGTGAACAATTATTTTCGGTACGGGTCAAGGTCGTCGCTGCCATACCCATCACCTTGCCGGTTGTATGTCGGCTTGATGTACTCGTTCCATTGCGGTTCCTGGATCAAGAAACGCCCGATGTCTTCCACCATGTGATCGTCTTTGTCGATTGGCTTCTCTTTGCGATCCTTTTTATCACTCGACTTGCCACTCCACTCATCCCAGCGGTAGTGCTCCAGTTCCCAGATTGTGCGTGCGCAGTTCTCGAACACGTACATTTCTGGCGGCTTCACCATCACACCAGCGACTTGCTGATACGCGAGCGCGTCTTGAATACGTCGGTCGGCTGCCGTTCGCTGTTTAGTACCTGGCTCATAGGTCACACCGTACTCACTGAGGCGATCTGCGAGTGACTTACTGTCCGGATCATGTTGGTTTTGAATAAAGGCGCTAGGGTCGGCTATATGCTTTGTAACGCGATACTGACTGTCTTTAGCCTTGATCTTCACTGCCAGCTCCTCGGTATTGTTCACGTTCACAAATAGCTCGTCGATCACAAACTTGCGCCCGTACTTATCGACGGCCATCCATAGCACTGCATCCGGATTGCGTGGGTGAGGATCCAGCATGTTCCATACCTCGTAGTCGTAGTGATTAACGATGAATGGCTTGATAACGTGCACCTGTCGGTTCCAGGCTTTGAAGACCAGACCCACCAAGTGTTGAAACTTCCCGTTGATACGCGCTTGCTTTTCGTCTTCGGTGTACTCGGCGATCATTTTGAGGATGTCGTCTTTTCCAAGGTGGCCACGAGTGCCTGGAATATCACGACACGCGCTCCACACGTCGGCTTCCACGTACGATACCGGACGGGTATAGATCATCTGCTCCCCACTTGGGCCGATAATGTGCACTTTGGTATTACCCGCTGCGAACATGTCGTACAGATACGCACTACCCGCGAGTGGTGTTGCTGATATGAAAATAATGCCACCAAGACGCATACGCGAGATAATCGCCTTTAAGATCGCTTCTGGTGGCGGTTCGTCGAGCCAAGCCCATCCTAGAGTCGGCCCCTCGTACTCCTTTGCATCCTGTTCATACGACATCACGTCGAACGTAAAGCCGGTGTCGGTAGTCCAGACCGATTCGTAGTTTTTATTGTTTTTGCGCGTCTTGTATCGCCCTAGCTCCTCATGTGGAAACCAGAACTTCAACGACGGGATGATGTTTTTCTCGATGTTGGTCGGCTCTGATGCAATACGGCCAGATTTTGGAAATGGCCAATTCTGGAATAGATCATGCTGAAAAAAAGGATTCTCACTTGGCCATAGGATGTTGGCAACGATATTTGCTGATGTAGCAGATTTACCGATACCGTTGGCCGCGGAGAATAGTGTCATGAAGTTTTGCTGCCCGTCTTCATGCTTCATCGCAACCTTGTTGATGTACTCCTCGGCTTTCACGCTCGGTTCATAAAACCGCCAGCGCTCCTGTTCGAGTCGGCGCACGATCTCGGCTTCGATATCCATCACGTCTTGGTGTGTGTAATTTTCGCTCATAGCTACTTGGGTTTAAGTGTACCAAACATCGCTCGATCTGCGCGGGGGTAGAGCACAGCTAGTGGCTGATCTCCCTGGCACGTATCGCACCAGGTTCCGCTTGCTCCCTTTTTACTCTTGGGTGTATCACATGTACCGCACACGATCACCACTTCACCTTTTCTAACTCTCCATAAAAACTTCTCTCGACAAACATCACCACAATACCGGCGCTTGGTGGTGCCGGTAAGATCTCGACTGCATTGTAAGCAGTTACGTGGCTGGTTTGACGGAAATCTCATGTACTAATTCTGGGTGAGTGAGTGAGTTACCAATCCAAGTGACAAGCTGCACTTCGGCCGTGAAGCCCACATGGTTGTCATTGAACACGTCGATTGAGTAGCCGTTAATGTCGGCACCGTATCGCACTACTCCTCGCATCGGTATTGCACTACCAAACTCGGTTATTTGTTCGCAGCTGATGATATCGCCCTCCAAGAGTGGCCGGTTGTTCATGTCTACGAAGCCAGTGTAATGGATCAGTAGTAGATCCTGGGGATGATGCGGAAAATATATATAGCCCGCACTCGTAAACGCCAGCGGCACCATGGCGACTTCCTTTGGTGTAAGAAAGCGCTTCATGTTCTGGCTCCAGATCTCAAATCGAAAGCGTTTGTTGATCAAGACGTGATTCATAGCATACGACCTTGTTTATTGTAGGTTTCAAGCACCTCGTTAATAAGTTTGATCCCTTTCTCGATCGAGTTCCCTTTATATCCAAGACGACGCGCGATCTGTTTAGGATCGTGCATACCCTTGTGCATCAGTTCCAATATCTTCTGTTCTTTACTCTGACTCATGATCTGTCTTTAGCGCTTCTAATTCTTCTTCACTCATCATGGCCGTTTCATCGGTGTACCATGGCGCATCGTGATATGGCGGCTTAATACTTCCGTCGTTCCAATCGTACAGCTGGTACACTTCCGGCTCAATAAAGCCCGCTGGCAATTCGGCCAAGGTAGTTGGGCATCGGTAATACCCACCGTTGGCGATAGATTCGAGCAAGCATACTCCTTGCTTCTGGATCTTCTCCTCGACATCTGTAAGCACTTTGGCAGTGTACTCCTCTACCTCTTTGCGAGTGTAACCGTTCTCACGTTCTCGCTCCTGGGTAGTCGGCCAATACGGGTTATGCTTCTTCTGCACGATACATAGCCCCGCAGCGTGATCGCACTCGTGTTGAAAGATGTGTGACTTCAAGCCCTGGCACCACTCCTCGATAGTCTTTAAGCCGGTTCCGGTTTCATCAAGGATCTGATATCGCACCATGATTCGGTAGAAACGATCCATTTTGGCCACTTTCCAATGCGGTTCATTAAAACTCATGCACGCTTCTGGGTAGCGCATCACGTTGGCCGTCGCTCGTTTGCGGTAGCTTCCATCCTTGCGCTTGTAATCATCCATGAACGTAACAGTGGCCGTCACTATTTCTGGGTTGAAGATGATCTGATCCGGAAATACGATGTTCGTGATATCACGAAGCGACCGATCTTCTTGCTCGATCTTCTTACCCCACTCCTCAGTCGTGAGCTGTTGATCTACCACGAAGAAGTTATAAGGCGCGTCGGTATGCTTTGAAGTGAACTTGTGCCAGATCTGCGCTGCATGGAGGGCATACGCGCTCTTGTGCTGGCCTGGAAAGTTACCGTTTGTTTCATTAAGCCAATCACGAACGTACGTCGCAATCGCGATTGCGTCCGCAATCTGTTCTGGCGTTTCGATCTTTACCGATGGTATGTGCTGGCGCACTGCCTCAGTTTTTAGTGACTCGTCAATGATTATTTTATCCATAAAATCTGTCCATCTATTTTTCTTATAAAGCGGCCATGGCTACGAAACAGCTGGGCCAATATCTCTGCTCTGGTCATAGATCCCCGTTTAATACTGCTAAAAAATCATCCACTTCATCCTCTACTTCGATCTCGTCTTCCTCTGGTTCCGGCTTTGGCAACCGAGAAGTACCAACGTGCGGAGGTTTCACACTGGTACTGCTCGATCGCGCAATCGCTTCGAGTGCTGCTTTATGTCCCTCGATCACCACCAACTCATCACGACGACGCAAAAGAGCCTGTATAAACTCTGGATGGCGTGGCTCGTATCCGTTGATAGTGAAAGGTTCTAACATGGCTATTCTTTTTTAGGCGCTGGCGCTGGTAATGCTGGCGGTTTCTTCTTCAAGAACTCCAGGGCTGCTTTCTTACGTTTAACCAGATCCGCAGTGCTGAGGTTTGAATACTTTGATACATCCTCGAACTTTTCTGGTGCGTATTTCCCTTTGAGTTTGTACACCATGTCGAGGGCATCTTTGAGTGCGCGATTGTCACGACTCCAGAAGTACGCGTGCTTTGCTTGAACGCCATGTACTACCTTACGCAGTACGCAGTTTACGCTCGCCAGCAGCTCTCCAATGTCGTTATCTTCCATATTCGATGGAAACGTCATGTGGTCGAGTTTTCGTGCATTTAGGAGCACTACGTGGCTCTCCAGCGTCTTGTCGTCGGGTAGGAACTCGTCGAGTAACTGCATAAACGATTTTGAAGACTTCACCGAGCCTGGATTTTCTGCTGTCGATGGAGAATAACCAATATCTATCAGCTTTTCTCCTGTAAGTTCCTCTCCTTTTCTGACAATTTGCGCAGCTTCTACTTGCCGACTTATATTTTTTGTTGGCTCATTCGCACGAGTGTTGATTGGCTTCCCCGTTATAGGATGTTTCGGTTTTTCTACTTTTTTTTGAGGCTCATTCATGTACCAAAATTATACAACACGATTATCATTTCTTTACCCTAGGTTTTACCACCTGTGTATAAACAAAAAGACCCGCAATAAAGCGGATCTCTCTGGCCAAGCGTCCAACGCGCTAATGTGCTCCAAGCGTAGAGCTGTAACGATGTTCCCTTTTACCACGATCACCGTTACCCCTCTATTCTACCCCTCACAGCTTACACATGTATCTCCCCCTATGTGGATACGCGGGGCGCTCGCTTTCGCTCCCTCCCCACTCACGTCTGGTAGATCAAAGTCTGGTACTTCTGGTTTCTCTATCTCTGGTAATGGTATACCGGATTTGCCAGCCAATTCGTGCATACTGTCCGAGCAATAGTCGATCATGCCATCACGTATGAAGTAGTGGCAGATTCTCTCATCGTCGCCACTCCGGAACGTGTGCTTTAAGGATGGACTAAACGTCGGCTTTTCAAAGTCGCCATTGAATTGCCAGCTACCCCACGACGGTATTAAATGCTCCTCGTTACACCCAGGGCAAATGTGGATGTAATAGAAGTTTTCGCCATGTTGTTCTGATTTTTTTAAGGTGATCATAGTTTTTAAGTTAGAAAGAGGCGCGGGTTTAATCACGCCTCTTGCGGTCTATTCCCGCCGTCAAGATTTAGATCACCTCCTTTCAGCGTGGATTGCACTTCGGGCAGTAGCAGTAGCCGAGCCGTCCGCACGTTACTTCCGGCTTCTCCCGCGGATGCGGTACGGGCGCAAGATCGAGCGCATACTGTTCCGCGCGGCGATAGCGCTCATCGAGCGGCAGTTCCATTTGATGATCGTCATGGTGCTGTTCCATGTCCTTTCCCTTTTCACTGATCCACTACCGGCTGGTAGCTCCTCTCCCATTATACTCCCGCTTCACTCTCAGTTTTGGTTTTTTGCACTCAGTCTTAATCAGTGATTTTGCGTATTCGTAACGGTTTTTAGGATTCTCTGGATTGTATGGCGCTCCCTCTTTTACCAAGACGACAATGGTGTACTGTTTTATTTCTTCTACCATCGCCTTGTACACACCCTGGACGTATACCACCTGGCCTTTACGCATACGCAATGTCCGGCACTTGTTTACCCACCAACTTCCCCGCTTCGCGGATCCAATACTCCAGCCGTGCTTTCATCTCTCCAGGCGTTCCGGATGTTCGCTTTATGAAGTCGATCCCGCGGATGTATTCTGCCTTGCTCATATTC